AATGTAACTATGGAAAATGGTATATTAACTATCGAATCTGTTAAAGATAAACAGGAACAAGAAGTAAAGGACAACGAAGGAGTATTGTTTAGAGGCATTTCTAAAAGATATTTCAAAAGAGACTTTACTGTTGCTGATGATGTTGAAGTTAAAGGCGCTGAATTAAAAGACGGCCTTTTAACTATTTCATTAGAAAAGATAGTACCAGAATCTAAAAAAGCAAAGACTATTAATATTAAATAGTTATAACAGGTGGCCAGGATTGCTTGACTTTCCTGGCCACCTATGTTAGGTTAATAATTGCGGATGTAGTATAAAAGTATTATTGTAGGTTTCCAACTTACAGAAATTGGGGCAGTACCAGTCGTCCGCTCCAAAACTCTTATATATAATCATATGAATAAAGAGATTAAACCTATCATTGACGAAACATATTGGTCAGTATATCAAAATTATAATGAATCAAATCATTATCTTTGTTTTATGTTACATGATATATTTCATTTCAATTCTTTAACATCCACACATTTTTTAGATCAAAGAAGTCCTTATGAACAATTAAGAAAAAGTTTTATCTACATACCTGAAAGAATAATAAAAAATAATAATTCAAAATTATTTTTAAAAAATAAAGATATACTTATAAAAAAAGAATTGCCTTTTATTAGAATATTAGATGATTATGAATGGTTAGTTGATGACAATATAATAAAAGAATATGAAAATACTGTATTATAATAAAAATTTATTGTTTAATAATATATCTTTACTCAGAGAGTTAAATATTATTAAAAAAGATGTAACAGATGAATATATTAATTTATTTAAAGAAGCCAATATTAATCACAATAAAATAACAACAATTATAGATAGGACAGGAGCAAATCCTTTTTTTATTCCTTGTAGTACTTTTGAAATACCTAAAAAAAATGATATAGATAAAACATTTAAACAAATTTGCAAAGAAAGATCAACAGAACTTTTAAAATTAGGTAAAAGAATTAATATTTTTTGGAGTGGAGGATTAGATAGTACAGTAGTTCTTTTTTCTTTAATGAATGAAGCAAACGATTTATCACAATTAAGAGTGGTATTATCTCCAGATTCCATATTAGAATCAGGTAACATGTTTGATAAACTTATAAAGAATAAAATTGATTATTCATTAAGAATACCTAAACCTAAAAAAGAAAATTTTTTCCATTCAATACCTGAAAAAAATGAAATATATGTTGCTGGAACTGCTGGCGATGAAATATATACAATAATGAGAGTAGGCAATTCTTTAGGAAAAACTGCAAAAGATAAAACATTTTTGATTAAAAATTATGAAGATGTTTTAGAACCTGTTTTAAATAAAAATGTAATAGATTTTTATAAAAGATCAATTAAATTATTTCCAAAAAAAATTAAATCTTATGGTGATTTTTTAAGATTTTATTTTTTCAATTATACTTGGAATGCTGGATTATATAATTGGGAAACAGAATTAGATTCAAATTATTCTATTAATATATATTCATTTTATAATACACAAGATTTTCAAAAATGGGGATTATGGAATAAAGAAGCCGAAACTTATTTAACAGATAAACCAAAACTACCAATGAATAATTTTATTTACGATTTAACAGGAGATAAATTTTATTGCGATAATAAATTTAAAGGAATTAGTAATCCTTTAAGCACATTAACAAATACCTGGATGTTTTTATTGGAAAACAAAAAAACAGTAACATATAAACAATTAATAGACAAAAAATACAAAATAGGAGATAATAATGAAGATATTATATTATAATGCTTTTATATTATATAATCCTAATTTAATTTATAAAAAAGAAAAAATAAATGCTATATCAGTATTAAGAAAACTCAATGTTATTAAGGAAGATATAACCGACGATTACATAAATTTATTTGCACAATCAAATTTTTTTTCTTCAAAATCAGCATTTCTGATAGACAGAACAAATGCTAATCCTTTTTATATTACATTATCAGCAGATAAAATACCGTCAGAAAAAAATGATACTGGTTTATCTTTTAAAGAATTGTGTTTAAAGAGAGCTGATGAATTATTGTCTAAAGGCAAAAGAATTAATATTATGTGGAGCGGAGGCATAGATAGTACTTTAGTTTTGTTTTGCCTTATGAATAGAACAAACGACTTATCACAATTAAGAGTTATATTGACACCAGATTCCATATTAGAATCAGGTAACATGTTTGATAAACTTATAAAGAATAAAATATCTTTTATATTGAATGAAAAAGTTGGTAAAAAACAATATTTTAAAAAAAAAGAATTTAATAATTTTAATAATGATAATGAAATAATAACAACAGGAACTGGTTCTGATCATTTAAATAGTTTATTAAGATTAAAATTTCCTTTAGATGAAAAACTTTGGCACTTGAATTATGAAGAAGTGTTAGTGCAGTTTACAAATTCTAATGTTTTAATTATGGATTTTTTAAATAAATCTGTAAAAGCATTTCCAAAACAAATAAAAACATATATTGATTTTTTAAAATTTTATGGTTTTAATTTTCATTGGCATAAAGCAAAATATAGAGATCTTTGCGACTTTGATCAAAAATATTTTAATAGTTTTGATGATTATTTTTGTACTAAAGATTTTCAAAGATGGAGTATATGGAATAAAGAATCAAATATAATACCAAATGTTTTAAAATTACCACAAAGAAACCTTATATATGAATTAACAGATGATAAACAATATAGTTATAAAAAACAAAAAACAATGAGTGGCCCGGCATTTTTTACAAACAATGATTGGCTTTTTTTAACAGAAAAAGGAGAAACAATTTATTCATCATATTTTTTTGATAAATATCTTGAATCAATTAAATAAAAAAATAATTATGACAAAAGAAATTAAACCTATAATTGACGAAATATATTGGAAAATATATCAAATTTATAAACCTCCATATTCTTACAATTTTGTTATACATGAAATATTCCATTTCAATTCATTAACATGTATGGATTTTTTAACAACCAGAAGTCCTTATGATCAATTAAAAAAAGCATATATTTATTTACCCGAAAGAATTATACAAAACAGTTCTAGTGATATTTTTATTAAGAACAAAAATATGCTTATTAAAAAAGAGATACCTTTTATACAAATAGTTGATGGTTATAAATGGATAGCAAATAAAGAAATTATTATTACGGAATTAAAAAATTGTGAAAATAATATTTTACAATAGAAATCTTGTCTTTTTTAAAGATCAAATAAAATTATTAAGGTATTTTAATTTTATAAAACCAGAAATAACAAATGAATATATTGATTTGTTTAAAGAAGCTAATTTTTTGTATAATCAAACAGCTTGTTTTATTGATAGAACAAACGGCATTAAACCTTTTATTGAAGGAATAAAACCAAGAGAAATTCCTAAAGAAATAGGTAACTTTGATATAAACAAATCTTTTAAACAAATTTGTGATGAAAGGTCTATAGAATTATTTAAAACAAAAAAAAGAGTTAATTTAATGTGGAGTGGAGGAATAGATAGTACTGTACCTTTGTTTTCTTTAATAAAAAATTCTCCAGATTTATCTCAATTAAGAATTATATTAACACCAGATTCAATAGCCGAATCCGGCAACATATTTGATAAACATATAAAAGATAAAATAGATTTTATATTAGCTCCTAAATGTTCAAAAAATCAATTTTATAACAGGCCCGAATTTAAAAATTTTATTTTAGGTAAAGAAATAGTTACCAGCGGGTGCAATGGTGATAATATTAATAGCATACAAAGAATCACTTTACCTTATGAAGAAAAATTATGGAATTTGCAATATGAAGAAGCGTTATCTCAATTTACAAGTCAAAAAGTAATTGATTTTTTAAACAAATGGGTTAAATTTTTTCCTAAAAAAATAAAAATATACAAAGATTTTTTAAAATTTTATGGTTTTAATTTTCATTGGCATAAAGAAACATATTATAATTTAGTAGGAACTGATCCTAAATATTATTCTAGTTATACACCTTTTTATAATACTGATGATTTTCAAAAATGGGCAATTTGGAATAAAGAATCTGACGTGTTACCTAATATAACAAAAAAACCACAAAGAGATTTAATATATGAATTATCACAAGATAAACTTTACAGTTATAACAAAATTAAAAGCATGTCTGGCCCAGGTTTACACGAACCTAATAATTGGTTTTTTTTAACTGATGATGGCCACACAATTAGACATAAAGACTTGACAAATATCATATATGATGATATAAAGAAAGAACACTATCAAAAAAATATATGAACATATTATATTACAATAGACAATTAATTTTTCATCCTAAACAAATAGAATTATTAAGAAAACACAATATTATAAAAGAAAATATTACAGACGAATATATAAACCTTTTCAAAGAAGCTAATTTTTGTGCAAATCCTACCGCATCTTTAATTGACAGAACTGGTGGATTTGATTTTTTTATTCCTATGACAGTTAGTAAAATTCCACAAGAAAAAGATAAAAATAATAAATCATTTAAACAACTTTGTGAAGAAAGAGCCACAGAAATGTTAAATAGAGGAAAAAGAATTAACATTCAATGGAGTGGAGGTATTGATAGCACAACCGTTTTATGGTCATTAATTAATAAAGCTAATGATATGTCTCAATTAAGAGTTATATGTACTCCTGATTCTGTTGCTGAATCGGGAAATATGTTTGATTTACACATTAAAAACAAAATTCCATTTATTATGGAAACAAAAGTTGGTAAAAAATGTTATTTTTATCCTGATGTTTTTGATACATTTGAAACTGATAGAGAAATAATTACCAGCGGTTGTTTATCAGATGATTTAAATAGTATAATAAGATTGAAACTGCCTTTCGATAAAAAATATCACGATTTGCAATATGAAGAAGCGTTATTACAATTTACAAGTCAAAAAGTAATTGATTTTTTAAATAAATCTGTAAAAAAATTTCCAAAAAAAATAAAATGTTATGTGGATTTTTTAAGATATTATGGATTTAATTTTCACTGGCATAAAGAAAAATATCACAATCAAATTGGACAAGATCCAAAATATTTTTCTTGTTTTGAAAGTTTTTTTGATACTGATGATTTTCAAAAATGGGCAATATGGAGTGATGAAGCTGATGTAAGAGAAGATATTAATGATGGACAAGGAAGAAAAAAACCACAAAGAGATTTAATATATGAGTTATCAGGAGATAAATTGTATAGTTATGATAAAATTAAAGGAATGAATGGTCCAGGAATACATTATAATAATGATTGGTTTTTTTTAATGGAAAACGGACATACATTTAGCCTACATGAACTTTATAACAAAAAAAAAATTTATTTTTCAAATTAATTTGACAAACATTATATATAATGAATAAAACAATAGACTTGACAAATATAACAAACAATGATAATATATATACAATATGAAATATCCTTATTTTACTTACGATAATGTTATAAATCAAGAATTGCAAAAAGAAGTTTGGTCTTATTTGTTAAATCAGACATATCATGCCAAAAGAAAAACCGAAAACAAAAATAACGATCGTTTATTTGTAGTTAAATATAAACCAATAGATGGTAAAAAAGAATATTTAACTACAGATTTGCCTAATGTCAACGAACAATATATGCACAGAACGATATTTGGCAATAATGAAGAAGATTTAAAACAACATTTTCCTATATTTAAATTATGGAACGAAATTAAAAAAACCATAGGCAACAATTGGTCTATAGAAGGAAATCCAGAAGGATTTTCCACTTCCGATTTATCTAAAACAGACTGTAGAGTTTATGTTAATATTCAACCAAATGAAAGAATAAAAAGATCGCATACAATTCACAGCGATTCGAATGATTTAACCGAAGGAAAAAATTATACACTTCTTTATATTGCTAATCCTGTTTGGTATCCGTCTTGGTTTGCTGAAAATATATTTTATGAAACCGATACAAACAGTGAAGATAAACAACAATTTCATAAAGGTTATGGCCAATCAAGAAATTATGGTATAGGAGAACCTTACGCTGTAGTTCCTCCTAAACCAGGTAGAGTAATTTTATATGATGGTAGAACATTACATACTACAAGACCAACTGCAATATGGGCAGAAGAAATGAGATACGCTATCGCATTTAGAATTAAAAAGAATTGATAGAATATGAAGAAAAAAAATAAAAACTGGTTACAAGAAACATCTTTGAAAATTACAGATAAAGTAACATCATGGCATCACAAATTTTTTACATTTTTAATTAACAAATCAAGAAAAAGTGTTTGGTTTACTTTAGTGTTATTGTTTATTTGTTTATACGAAATTGCTGAACATTTTATTATACCTGCTATATTAATTTGGTGGGGTTTAAAATAGGTTGACTTTTAAATAAAATTGTGATATATTGATATTATGAAATACAATGAAGATAAAATCGTAAAAGAAATCTTGGATTATATTAAATCAACTTATGGCCAACACTATTCTACAGGCCGAGATGGTTTTCAAGTACAAGATTTGTTTAAGACTTTAAACATTGGTAAAGATTTTTGTCATGCAAACGCAATTAAGTATTTGTGTAGGTATGGTAAGAAAAACGGATATAACCGTGCTGATTTATTAAAAGCAGTACACTATGTTATATTATTATTAAACTATGATAAGGAGAACGTGAAATGAACCTAAGTACAGATACACTGGCAATTTTAAAGAATTTTAGTGAAATTAATAACAATATTCTTTTTAAACCAGGTAGCAAGTTAAATACAATCTCTGCTTTGAAAAATGTATTAGCAGAAGCAACAATAACAGAAAAATTTGAATCAGAATTTGGTATATATTCTCTTGATGAATTTTTAAGAGCAGTTGAATTATTTGATAAACCTGCTGTTAAAATCAATGGAGCTAATTATGCTTTAATTTCAGATGAAAAATACAAACAAACAATTAAATACTTTTTTGCTGATAAGTCAACATTAGTTGCACCTCAAAAAGGTATTAATATGCCAGACAAGACGGTGGCATTTACTTTAAAGAAAGATGACTTTGCTAAATTGCAAAAGGCAGCAACTGCATTAAATTTACCAGATATCGCAATTAAAGGTAATGGTAAAACAATATCGTTTGTCGCAACTGATAAGAAAAATAAATCATCAAACGATTATTCTTTAAATTTAGCTGAAACCGATAAAACATTCACTGCATATTTTAAAGTAGAAAACTTTAAAATCATTCCTGATGATTATGATGTTGCTATTTCAAAACAAAAAATTAGTAACTTCATTAACAGAAGCAAACCAGTTCAATATTGGATCGCATTAGAACCTGATTCGGAGTTTTAATCATGGCTAATCCTACAGCGTTAACGCCTAAGGAAAAGCCTGTTAAGATTAGAAAACTAGAATATCATACAGTCATATCCGAGTTTAAATACGAAATACCAAAATCAGAAATTATAGAAGAATTTGGTAGTATAGAAAACTTTGAAAAAGCGATGACCTCTGAATATGGAAATAATCCTGAGTTGTTTATAAAATTTGATAATTTTATGATTGATAGAGATTATTCCGCAGACAGAGAAGATGATTGGGTATCTGATCGTAAAGGTGGGTTTGAAGTTGAATACAAATTAGATAAAAAATGATTAACTTGGAGTTTATATTATGTCAGAATTTTTGTGGGTTGAGAAGTATCGTCCCAAGAAAATAGAAGATTGTATTCTATCAGAAGATTTAAAACAAACCTTCTTAGAGTTCATTAAGAAAAAAGAAATACCTAATTTATTATTATCAGGCACACAAGGTACTGGTAAGACCACCGTTGCACGAGCATTGTGCGAAGAATTAGGTGTAGATTATATCATAATAAACGGTTCAGATGAAGGCCGTCAGATTGATACATTAAGAAATAAGATCAAAAACTTTGCATCTACAATGTCTCTTACTAAAGAGGCCAATCATAAAGTTGTTATTATAGATGAGGCAGATTATATGAACGCAGAGTCGGTTCAACCTGCATTAAGAAATTTTATAGAAACCTTCTTTAATAACTGTAGATTTATCTTTACTTGTAATTATAAAAACAAAATCATACCTGCATTACATAGTCGTTGTACTGTAATTGATTTTAGAATTATTAATGGTCAGAAAAAGAAAACAGCATTTCAATTCTTAGATAGATTAAAGTTTATTCTAAAAGAACAAAACATTGAATTTGATGAAAAGGTATTAGTAGAATTAATACAGAAACATTATCCAGACTTTAGAAGAACCATAAATGAATTGCAAAGATATTCAGTTCGTGGTAAAATTGATAGTGGTATTCTTTTTAATCTATCAGAAGAAAATACTAAAGAGTTAATGAATAACCTAAAAGATAAAAACTTTAATGACATGCGTAAATGGGTGGTTCAGAATATAGATAAAGATGCAAGTAGATTATTTAAAGATATCTATGACAATCTTTATACAGTTATGGATCCACAATCAATACCTCAAGCTATATTAATTATAGCTGGTTATCAGTATAAGTCAGCGTTTGTTGCTGATCAAGAAATCAATATGGTTGCTTGTCTAACAGAAATAATGGCGGGATGTAAATTTAAATGAGTAGATTTTCAAAACCATTATGTAATAAAATAGGTTGTGGTAGAGTAGCTCATAATACTGGTATAAAGAAAAAAGATGGATCTTATAGATATAGAAAAATTTGTCAACAACACCATTATGAAAAAAATAGTATGGGAACTGGAGTTTATACAAGACATAAAAAAAAGTGGTGTGAGAGATGCGGTTTAAAAGATAAACCAATAGGACGTTCAGTATTAACAGTAGATCATAAAGACGGAAATAGAAATAATAATGCTTTATCCAATTTACAAACATTGTGCTGGCCATGTCATAGAGACAAAACTGCTACGTGTAAAGATTGGCAAAAAAGAACCAGCCTTGCAAAACTTCCAGGATTTTAAATAATGTTTTACATAGAAGATAATAATTTTTTAACGACAGAACAAATAGGATTTATTAATAATATTTTTATTTCCAGACAGATGCCTTTTTATTATCAACCAGATTCAGTTAAAGGAGATAATATTTCTTTTTTTTCTAATATAATAAAAGATAGACCTGAATATTCTCAACCAGGTAGAGAAATAAATTCTTTTGAATATTATTCTTTATTCAAAGATATATTAATAACATTTTGTACAAAGAATAAAATAAATTTTAAAGAAATATTAAGAATAGCAGTTAATATTACATACAACAATGGTGTTGAAAAATGTCCTGTACATAAAGACCATGATTATCCTCACAATCAATTGTTATTGTATTTAAATGAACCATTAGATAAACAATCTAAAACAATCGTATTAGATGACGATAAACAAACAATTTTAAAAGAAATTACACCTGAAAGATTTAAAGGTGTATGTTTTGAAAATAAACCACACTATCATCACTACCCTAAAATAGGAGAAAGGATCGTAGCAGTTTATACGTTTAGATAAGCGGGCATAGTTCAGTGGTAGAATAATAGTTTACCAAACTATAGGTCGTGGGTTCGAATCCCACTGCCCGCTCCAAAATTATATGTACGAATTAAAAGATTATTTAAAAGCTATTAACGAAACAAAAGAACCACTATTGGACAGTGATGATCCTGCATGGGAAAAGAAGTATCCACCATACGTTATAAATCGTTGTCTTTCTGTGTTTTGGGATACTTTAATGCCGGCCAACGAAATGAATGGACTACACTTTTTATCCAAGAAGGTACAATTCCATTTTTTAATAAATAGTATCAGAAAAAAGAAGCGATTTGGTGGTAAGTGGTTATCACAAACCAAGTTGAAAGACTTAGAGTATGTAAAAGAATACTATGGTTATAGCAATGAAAAGGCAAGAGAGGCCTTAACTTTATTGACCAAAGAACAACTTGAACATATTAAGAAAAAATTATACAAAGGTGGGAGAGAGTAATGGTAGATAATA